ATCACAGAACTATGGATATAAGTTTGGTCAAGAAGACGAAACCTATAACATCGTTGCTGCTCACGGGTACTTCGGACGTTTGATTTTCCAATATGCTTCGTTCAATAATTCTCGTAGTCTTCACTTCTTTCTTGCTGCTTTCCCTGTGGTCTGTATTTGGTTCACCTCAATGGGTGTATCAACAATGGCCTTCAACCTGAATGGGTTTAACTTTAACCAGAGTATCCTAGATGCTAATGGTAAGGTTGTTCCTACTTGGGCAGACGTGCTGAACCGTGCCAACCTTGGTATGGAAGTGATGCACGAGAGGAATGCTCACAACTTCCCACTTGATTTAGCATCTGCTAATGAATATGAGGTAGCACTTGTTGCTCCTTCGGTTGGTTGATAATCAATCAATAATCTGATAAGATAATGAGACCCTCACAAAGGGTCTCTTTTTTTATAGATACATTAGTTAAATTTTTCTTATGAAAATATTTTTGGATACGGCTGACACTTCTTCTATTGAAAAGCATTTTGCTACTGGACTTATAGATGGTGTTACTACCAACCCAACTCTTATTAGGCAGAGTGGTAGGGACCCAGAAGAGGTCTATCAGGAACTCTCTGACTTGGGTGTAATGGATATTAGCATGGAAGTAGTAGGGGATAGTGATACGATGACCTCAGAGGGTCGTAGGATTGCGGAGAAGTTTGAAGAAGTAGCAACTATCAAGGTTCCTTGTTCTCCTGATGGTCTTCTTACTTGTGCTCACTTGTCACGAGATAATATTAGGGTTAATGTTACATTGATTTTTGATGCTGCACAGGCTATACTTGCTGCTAAAGCAGGTGCCACATATGTTTCACCATTTGTGGGAAGGCTTGACGATAACTCGGTGAATGGGTTAGATGTTATTAAAGACATCTCTGAGATTTACCAGACCCACTGGATTAAGACTCAGATTTTATCTGCTTCTATTCGAGGAGTGAAGAGTGTATCTACATCTTTTGCTCTTGGTGCTCAAGTAGTTACAATGCCACCATCAGTATTTGAGAAGATGTATAATCATGTTCTTACTGATAAAGGATTACAATTATTTGATGCCGATTGGGCTTCAGTAGTTGCTCATACTAAATAAATTTTTAAATAGACCAGATGAATTTCACAGTTTATTCTAAAGAAGGATGTCCTTTTTGTACAAAGGTGGCACAGGTGTTAGAGTTAGCAAAATTGAATCATGTTGTCTATAAACTTGATCAACATTTCGATCAAGATAGTTTTCATGGACAATTCGGTTTAAATTCAACCTTTCCTCAAGTGGTAGTAGGTTCTACTAATCTTGGTGGTTGCACCGAAACAGTTAAGTATCTTCAAGAAAAAAATCTCATCTAATGCAAGACGATTTTGAAAACGTATACGATATGATTGAACATGCTATTGATTTAGCATTCACAAAGGGGAAGTTTCAATTTAAGTTTTATGACTTCCTTAAGTATCGTCAGACAAAGAAGTATGAGGTGGAGGCTTTTCTTGCAAGCTCTACTGCAAAGGAACTTGCTGATCTTGTATTAGAACTTGAAGAGTATATTAAAGGAGGTAAGGATAATGATCATAAGCAATTGCGTGAGGCATATCATCATATTCCTAAACCCCAAGCAAGAAAGATAAAAAAATATTTGTATGGAATCCTTGAAGATGCATGGAGGTATTCACGTGACAGAAGACCAGGAAGAAGAAAAAAGCATTCTAAATAAAGACACACCAACAGAGATTAATCGTGGTGTAGAATTGTTGTTACGCAACAGGAGGAGAATTGCTGAAAGACCAAAGACCTTCCAAGTAAAATTTGGAAAATTAATTGCCCTCTGGAATAGAGAAATTGTTTTTCATATTAATTTTTACTTGGACATTAGAAAAAAATAAAATTCTCTTGGAGGAGTATCATGGAAACTACTATAGTAACCCTGACCCTAACGACAGTTGTGTCGTTTCTTGCATTAATAGTTGGAGGTATGGTAGGATGGATAGCAAGACAGCATTCTTACGAAACTACACCCCAATTTGTTTATACTCATCCAGAGATGTTTGACGAAAATGGACATGTAGTTCCTGATGAAATTGTAGCCGTGAGGTTTGAAAACGAAAATGACAGCAACACCGAAGAGACCGAGGAAGAGTAGTACAGTGGTGGCCAAGACTCCTAGAAAGAATAAACCACCTGCACTTCCACCTAATCCATTTGTACATGAGATTTTAGAATATGTTGGTAAACAAAAATCTAAAATTGCGAAAGTAGAAGCCTTAAAGGAGTATCGTAATGATGCATTAGTTTCTATTCTTATATGGAATTTTGATGAGACAGTTGTTTCTTTAATTCCAGAAGGAGATGTTCCTTTTACACCCAATGATAGTCCATTAGGAACAGATCATACTTCTCTTCGTAGAGAAGCAAAGAATCTATATCACTTTGTAAAGGGTGGTAATGATACTCTGAATGGTATTCGTCGTGAGACTATGTTCATTCAGATGTTGGAAGGATTACATCCTGATGAGGCACATATTGTAATATTGGCTAAGGATAGTAAACTTTCTGAGAAGTATTCCGTAACTTATGAAATGGTCGTGGAAGCATTTCCAGATATTCAATGGGGTGGTAGGTCATGACTACAAAAGCTAAAACAGAAAAACAAGTGGCAGAAGAAAAGGGAGAAGAGGTTAAATTTGATCCTTCCGAATATTCCTGTGAGATTATTCAAGAGAAAACTACCTTTGAAAAATCAAATGACAGAAAGCTTCCTAGTGATGCATTTAATGTAAGGTATGTTGTTGATGGAGAAGAACGTTTAGATGTTACTCGTTCTGGGAAGAAGGTAAATGTTTTTGATATGTATTATGATAGGTACGGTCAAGGTTCGGTTCAGAACATTGATTATGGTCATGGTACGGTAAACCCTAGCCAATGGGGATATAAATCACCATCTGTTAAGAAGGTGAAAAAAAGAAAATGAGTGAAGAAATTCGGGACCAAATTAATGAGATCATTGAAGGTGAGATTCAGAATGGAATCAATGATTACATAGAGAAGGAAGGAAAGGGATTTAAAGGTGAAGAATTAAAAGTTAATGTATCTCAAGATGAAATAGATAAACTAATAAAAGAATATAAGAAGATTAAGAAACATCAGAAATCCAATCTTGGGCAAATAAAAAAACTTGGTTTGGTTGATAAACATGGCAAACAACTCAAGCAAGATTGATACTCAGGGAATGAGTGGACCTGCTGATCCTAATTTTAAATCAACGGGACCAGTAGAATCCAAATCTATGGTGATTCAACCTCGTAGGTTATTTACTCCTGAGTATGTCAGGGAGATGAAAATACTTATCAATGAAATATTAGATGAGCGTGAGTATAAAAAGAAAATGGCAGGAGCATATGATGATGTGAATCCATTACCTGTTTCATATTTTGATACAGAACAGTTTAAGCATAGTGTAGATGAACCTGAACCACCTTATGAGGCTTGGCAATGAGTGAATTTCAATCTGACATAAAGGATAGAAAGTATGATGAGGAGGGTAACGAATTAGATAAGCATGGGTTTAGGGTTCATGTATATCCTAATGGTGTTGAATCAGTTCGTAAGTCAGTACTGAATTGTGAGGAGATGGGTGGATTGGATAGGAATTTGATGGGAAGATTGATCAAAGGGGAATATTCGGAGTATAATACTCTGGATCACAGTGGTAGGACAAGTAAGAAAATTGTGATAGAATATGAGATTGAGGAGAAGAAGAAATGAAATTAGGTATAATGTGTTCAGGGAACGGTTCTAACTTTGAGAATATCGTTCATTCATGCCCCAAGCATGAAGTTAAGATCATGGTTTATAATAAGAAGAAAGCAAAAGCAAAGAAGAGGGCAGATAGATTGGGCATTTCTTCTTGTTATACTAAGGATGAAGATGAGATCATTGCATTGTTCCATGCATATGAAATTGATATGGTAGTTATGGCAGGATGGATGAGAGTAGTATCTAAGAAGTTCTGTGAGGAATTTTCTGGACGTATTATAAATCTACATCCATCATTACTCCCTAAGTATAAGGGTTTACATGCAATAGAACAGGCAATGAAATCTGGTGAGGATGTAACAGGATGTACTGTTCATTTTGTGACAGAAGAGTTAGATTCCGGTGCTATAATAAAACAAGAGGAAGTTCCTATTTTACCTGGAGATACTGTTGATTCATTACAGAGAGCAATTCAACAAGCAGAACATCATCTCTTACCGTCAGTGATTAATGCTTTCTAAAGATACTCGGTTACGTGTTACTGAGATATCTTGTAGGATAAGACTTGACCGTAAAGTCACTCTTGCAGAAAGGATATGGTTGAATAAAATATGCGAACATAATAGGTCTGCA